ATCAAAAGGGGAGTGCAAATCTCCGATAACCAAAATTCGTTTTTCTTTTGGCTTTTCCTTTTCTCTGTAGTTATAAATTATGTCGTATTCTTTTTCGTTTAGTCTGACTTTTGGGTTTCCATGGTCAGTGTATAAATCATGGTATTTTTTCATTTGTTTTTTTTACTTTTTCAAGGCTTCTCCCTCCAAAATATGCGCCAATAACAGTTATTAAAACTAGCTGGAGTAAATCAATCCAGCTAGCCTTAACTTCAAACGCAATCACCCCTGCTTCAATAAAAATCATTAATACTGTAGAAATAACTAAGAATATTAAAACCATTGGCCTAACATTCTTACTCAACCAACTGTCCGAAATAGAATCGGCTTTCCATCTTTCAGTTATGTTTTTTTGTATTTCTAATTCGTGATTTAAGATTGCTTTTTCAATCTCATTTTTAAGTTGTATTTTTTCTTCTTTAGATGTCACAACTTCATCTATAATGTTGCCAGCTTGTCCTACTAATTTTGCCAGTATATTACTTAGCATCTTTATTTTTTAAATAGTCTTTTCCAGCTTTGCTTAATGGTTTAAAGTTTTTAGGCTGAAATTCCATGTATTCAACTTCGGCGTCGAAACATGGACACATTTTCATAAATTCGTGTTTCTCTACTCCGTCACCGTCTTTGTCTTTTGATAAATCTCTATGGCCATGAATTGTCGCTTTCGGATATAGTTTTTTAAGGTTTTTAATTACCTTAATAAGCATTTCTTTTTGTTTTGGCGTTCTTGTATCTTTAGCTTTTCCGTTTGCATCTAATCCACCCACGTAACAAATTGCTATTGCGTTGGAATTTCTTCCCTTAGAACTTGCTGGAATTTTATGCAATGGTCGACCTCCTTCAATTACTCCCATGCCAACAACTACATTATAACCGATGTCGCTCCAGTTTCTAGGTTCTGACATGTGCCATTTTCTAATTTCGTGAGCAGTAATATTATTTTTAATCCCTTCTTTTGTAGCTGAACAATGAATATGAATCTCTTTAATTTTTCTCATTTTTTTTAAGTCTAGTTGATACTCTTTTTTTAGCGTTTAATATTAGCTTTTCTTCCATTCTAGCAACTTTTACTAGCAATTGCGTATTTTCTTCTATTAGCGTTTGTATCTTTAATTCTAAGCCATTAATTTTATCTGTAAGTGCTTGAATTTGATTAATAAATACTTGATCTTCCCTTTCGTCCTTTTGTGCTGAAACATCAATTTTCTTTTTTATAACCGCCCAAATTTCTTTTGCTCCAAAGGCTGAAATAAGTGCTGCTATTCCCATAATTAGTGAGTGGTCATCCATTCTAATTTTTTTTAAATAATTCATTCTGGTTTTGGTGGAGTTTCATCTGGAAATATATCGTAATTTTCTAGCGACAATCTCCATTCTTTTTCCGTATCGTATTTTTCTAAAATTGGTTGTCCAGTTAGTAGCTTATTTCCTTTTTCTAAATAACCATAATGAATAACTGTATAGTCATCGTTTCTGCTTATTATCCATGTGTTTTTATTTAATACCATTTTTATTTAATTATTTACATAGTCCAACCAGCTCCACCTTCTTCGGTTGGCGTTGTTAAATATTCTAAAGCATCTCCAGAGTTTGTCCAGCCATTTACAGTGAATGCACCATAAGATCCGTATCTTTCTTCATAACTTAATCCAGAAGCATTATCGTCTGTTCTTGTTGTTAAAAAACCAATCCCAGAATTTGTACTTGTCATATTAGTAGCATTAACATTGTGAGGCGCAGACATAACGTAAACTTGCACCGCCCAACCCACAATCGTATCTGTATAATTAATAGATGTTATTCCAGAACCCCAAAACATGGTATTTATATTTTGAATATTCGGACCTAAAATCATACTAGAAATATTATGATTCCACTGGCTACAATACATAAACATCCTATGTAAATCAACTGCTTCTGTTAAAGCCCAAGTAGACGTATCAAAAGAAACATCTGAGTTTACAAACATTCTTGAAAGATTTATTACCTTAGACATGTCCCACGAGGACAAATCTTTGTCAAACAGTTTTGCGTCATAAAACATGGAATTTGTAAATTGAGTTTTACTGACATTCCAATTTTCAACATCTTGGTTGAAATTTGTATTTGATAGGGCGAATGCTCCAAAATTTCTAACCTTAGAGGTGTCCCAGTTAGATATTGAAGGTATATCAGATTGCATATTATTAAAAGTAAGACCCATGTCATCTACATTTGAAGTGTTCCAATAAATATTATTAGCATGTGTATTAAATCCAGCGTTGCTCGTATTAAATCCGCTTTCCATAAATAGGCCATTAATATTTGTAACGTTTCTAGTGTCCCAGTTTGAGATATTTCCATTCATTGAAGTAGCTTCTTCAAACAAACGCCTTAAACTTGTAGCGCTTGAAATATCCCAGTTATCAAGGTCTTGATTAAAACTTGTGCAACCTTTAAAAACTCTATACAAGGTAGGTACGTTACTAACATTCCAAGAATTTACACTATCATTATTAAAAAACTTTTGGTTAGTCAACATCTCCGTTACCCTAGAGCAATTTGAGAAATCCCAGTTATCAAGCCTTCCGTTAAAAATTCCAGATGTTGGGTGAGAGCAATAAAACATATAATCAACATTAATAAAATTAGAAGTGTCCCAATTTAAAGCACTAACGTTAAAATTTGGACAATCTCTAAACATTCGATTTGGGTTAGTTACATTTGACATGTCCCAATCTTTCATGCTTTCATTCCCTGTAAAAGCAGTGCAACCATCAAACATTTCGAAACTAAATAAAATATTTGGCTTGTCTATTGCATTTAATTGCATGTTAGCACTGTGATCAAATTTTAAACCATTCCAATCTACTTGTCCCCATTGTTCAATGGATAATAAATCTTCGTCTTTAATTATGTTATAAGGGTCATCATTTATCAAGTATTCAAAAGAGGATAATCTTCCTAAATCATCTTCCTTGCCAAAAGATACAATAGGATTTTGTGTCGCTCCAGTATTTCCGCTATTATAAGTATGAGTAAGTGGCTCTGGTACAAAATGTGCAAGTTGCTGTGTTTGTCCATCTCCCCAGTCAATCGTAACTGGGTCTGAATCTGGCTTGCCAATTTTACCTATAGAAATTGTTTTTTCTACTCCACTAACAACATTAAATTTTAGTTTTAAAGGAAAAGGGTCGCTTGAAGGAGGAGGAGGAGGAGGAGTTGCAGAACCACCAGAAATATCAGTTTCTCCAGCCCAATTTGCAGCAACCGAACTATCCTTTTGAGATTTTCCCCAGTTAATTGTATTGTTAACAGAACCTTGTCCGAATCCTATACTATTATTTTTTGCTGCTTTTCCCCAGTTGCTCATATCTTTAATTTAAAACCCAACCTCCGAAATCATCTGTGGAATCTGGAGAAATATCTTCGTTTGAATTTGTGTAATATTCACTAAATTTACTTGCTGCATTAAAGTTTAAATAGTCAATCATTCTATTAGCAAAATATTGAGCTGCATCTCGTTCCTTTTCAACTAAATAATCGACTTCCTCTTTACTTAATGCAATAGAATTGTCTGGTGCGTTTCTATATACTCCACCATTTCCGATTGTTACACTTAAATAAGGCAAAGCATACATTAATGAATAGTGAATTAAACAGGGCTTTATATAAGTGTCCACTAATTCTAAATAATCCCCTGTTAAAGTGTTTGCAGTAATTTCGCTTTTTAGTTTTTTATATAGATCCGTGCCTAGTAATCTTTGAACCTCAATACTCTGTGCAAGGTCCACGTAAGGAAGTAGTTTACTTGCATCAACATTCCCATTAGCAGCAGTAAAAGTTGAAATATCTTTTTTTTGTATAAATAAAACTTTTGCCATTATTTTTTCTTTTTTGGTCTTGGGTTTTTGTAACCATTGTTCGGCATATCAATTGGTCGCATAGCTACTTTTTTGTCATTATCTTCGTATCTAGCGTCTTTTCGCTGGCCATCTGCTATAGGTAAGGAAGTAATCATTTTTCTAGCTTGGCCAACGCTTATTTTTTTGTTGTTTTTTCTTAGATAAATGTTTCTAATCCAGCCATGTTTACAATTTGCACCGCCTTTATATAGCCAGATATTGTAAGTTGATTCTCCAGTTGAAGCAAGCTCTGAATTAGCAGAACTTTCTTTGTCTAAATCCTCTTTTCTGTAAACCTTTTTCGCTTTTACCATTTTTCGACAAAACTCTCTACCGTTTTTGCTTATTTCTGCTGGAAAATACTTGTATCTAACTTTAAAAATTGAAGTATCTTGTTTGCTTGTTTTTGAGGGGGTAGATTTTAAAACATTTGCAAATTCAAAATGACTTAAAATACCGTCCTCATTATCTGTTGCTGGTTGACTATCTATTAATTCAAAACCTTCTATTTCCTCGCCTTCTCCTGTTTCAATTATATTATCTGCCAAAACATTTAAAACATCGTCTGAAACGTCCTTAAAACAGTAATTAGAAGCCATCATTTCCAGCTCAGTTGTATTGTCTTTTACTCCAGTTTCTTCTTCAATTACTTCTTTGTCTTTTACAACTCCAATTTCCATAAAATCAAGAGGCTCAAGAGTTTTAAAATATAGGTTTAAAGCAATTCCGTTAACTTCTAGTATTTTATCTAGGGATTTAATTATTAAATCTTGATACGGTCTTATAGTAGTGTTATTAAACAGTCTT